TCAAAACCCTCTTGTCCGGTTGCAGCGCAACCAGACCCTGAAGTCGTGATTACTGACCAGGCGATTTTGGTTTTGTCTCATTTGAACCAGATCAGCGGATCCCGGTATCAGAAATCAAAAACATCCTTGGAGAACATCCGTGCCCGACTGCGTGAGGGGTACAGCGTTGCAGACCTGCAACTGGTTATCGACCTGAAGCATGAGCACTGGCACGAGAATGATGAGCAGTACCAGTACATGAGGCCGGAAACGCTGTTTGGCCCGAAGAAATTCGAGAGCTATCTGCAAAGCGCTACCCGCTGGGATCAGAAGGGGCGGCCTAAACGCGCTGACTGGGGTGCGAAAAAACGCGATGTGATGGCTTTTGGTCCGGTTGATACAACGATTCCAGAGGGGTTCAGAGGATGACGTTAAACAAATATTGCCAGGCGCTGGCAGAACTGCGCAGTAAACCAGCTCACGAATTGAAAGAAGTTGGAGATCAGTGGAGGACACCGGATCTGCTTTTCTGGGGGATCAACGCGCTATTTGGCCCATTAGTCCTGGACTTGTTCGCTGACGACGACAACGCGAAGTGCCCGGCGTGGTACACCGCCGAAGATAACGCGCTGACGCAGGAGTGGTCTGAACGTCTGGCAGAACTGGGCGGCGCTGGCTATGGCAACCCACCGTATAGCCGTTCGCAGTACTACGAGAAACAGGCGATCACTGGTATGACGCACATCATGAAGTACGCAGCAGTCCAGCGCGAGAAGGGCGGTCGCTATGTATTCCTGATAAAAGCCGCGCCGAGTGAAACGTGGTGGCCGGAAGATGCAGATCACATTGTATTCATTCGCGGGCGCATTGGGTTCGATCTGCCTGTGTGGTTTGTACCTGCTGACGAAAAACAGAAGCCCACCAGCGCGTTTTTTGCCGGTGCCATAGCTGTATTCGATAAGTCATGGCGTGGTGAGCGGTTCAGCTATATCAACCGCACAGAACTGGAGGCAAAAGGGCGGGCGTTTATGACTTTGGCGCAATTTGCTGCCAGCAAGTCTCAACCTGCAACTGCCACACCACCTGTAGCTGACAAGCCAGAAGCAGAGTTGCCACTTACCCAGAAAGATATTTTTGATATCAGCGGTGTCGAGGCGTGGGCATGCGTTAGAGCTGCGTTCGGCGATAAAGAAGAATACACATTCAGTGAATCGAAGTTTGGGCATACCTGGGCGGCTGATTCGGTCGATGCGCCTGAGTTTGCACAGGTATCACCATTAACGATCGACAAGGCTAAGCTGCTCATCCGCGAAAGCATTTTGTTCGGTGTGGATGAGTGGCTTTTGTCGATTCAATTCGATGACTCCGCTACACGCTTGGATATGTCGGAACGTATTCGCACTGTTGCCATTGAAGCATCCGGTGAATATGGCATGAACAGCACTGATTTCATTGCAGCCATGGGAAGCCTGGATGTTTCAAGATGGTCCAATATTCGCCAGATCCGCATGCACATCCGTGAGAAAGCTAAACCAGTATCGGATCCGCTTCCCGAGTCCCGTATCTGGCCGCTGGAGGTTGGAATTGTATTCGACCAGGTAGACGGCGCTGACATGCTGGATGAATCACAGCAGAACAAGCTGAAAGCCAACATCAATCAACTCTGGCTGGAACGAACGGCCACCAGCGAAATCATCACAATTGCGCGTGGTCTTGTCGGCAGCATGCAGGGGGTAATCCATGCGTGAGATTATTGTTGATAACTTTGCTGGTGGCGGTGGCGCATCAACAGGTATTGAACTGGCGATCGGGCGCAGCGTGGATATTGCGATCAACCACGACGAAAACGCCATTGCGATGCATAAGACGAACCACCCGGACACACTGCATTATTGTGAATCCGTTTTTGACGTGGATCCGGTAGCTGCCACCGGCGGTAATCCTGTCGGCCTGGCATGGTTTAGCCCGGACTGCCGACACTTCTCGAAGGCAAAAGGCGCAAAGCCAGTGAAAAAAGAGATACGCGGTCTGGCCTGGATTGTTCTGCGTTGGGCACTGGCGAAGAGACCGCGCGTGATGATGCTGGAGAACGTGGAAGAGTTCAAAACGTGGGGACCGCTGCTGGCCGATGAAATGCGTCCGGATCCTGCCCGCACTGGCGAAACATTCAATGCATTTGTCGGCATGCTGTCCACTGGCATTCCTGCTGACCACCCGGCACTGTCAGAGGTTTGTGAGTTTCTGTCTATTGAAAGAGGTAGCGAGCAGGCGCAACAGCTGGTGGATGGGCTTGGATATGATGTTGATTATCGCGAACTACGCGCGTGTGATTACGGCGCGCCGACGATCCGCAAACGCTTCTTCATGGTTATGCGCTGCGATGGCTGCCCAATCCAGTGGCCTGCTGTTACCCATGGGGATCCTAAGTCTCTGGAGGTGCAGAGCGGCAGGCTGATGCCATGGCGTACCGCTGCGGAATGTATCGACTGGAATGTTCCGGCCCTGTCCATCTTCGACCGCAAAAAACCGCTGGCGGAGAACACTCTGAAGCGGATCGCGCGCGGCATACAGCGCTTTGTTATCGAAAGTGCGTCGCCGTTTATCGTGAAGTGTAACCACACAAGCTCAAAAAATTCGTATGACGCTTTTCGCGGGCAGTCGCTGAATGAGCCATTACAGACCATTACTAAAAAACTCGGCTACGCGTTAGCCGTTCCACACCTGACAAAATTCCGCACTGGCGCAACCGGGCAGCCCGTTACCGAACCTGTCCCGACGGTAACTGCTGGCACATCAAAACGTCCAGGTGGGAACGGGCATGCACTCGGGATTGTTGAGGCTGCACTGACGCCATTCCTGGCGGGTAATGGTGGTAGTGAATACCAGGCGAAACCGCGCCCGCTGGATAAACCTGCTCATACCATTCTGAAGCAATCCCGCACCTGTCTTGTTGCGCCAGTGATAGCCCGCCAGTTTGGGGCCAGCGTCGGTCACCGGGCAGACGAACCGAGCGCAACCATCACCGCTGGCGGTGGCGGTAAATCTCAACTTGTAACGCCTACGCTGATCCAGATGGGTTATGGCGAACGACCTGGACAAGAACCGCGTGTGCTGCGACTGGATAACCCGCTGGGGACCGTTACTGCAGGCGGAAATAAATTTGCGACGGTGAGCGCGTTCCTGGCGAAACACTACGGCGGTAACTATACGGGGCCTGGTGTCAGTATGGATGAACCCGCGCATTCAGTGACCACTGTCGACCATCATGCGGTAGTTGCCTCTCATCTGGTGAAACTGCGTGGAACATGCCGCGACGGGCAACGCCTTGATGTGCCTATGCCAACAATCACTGCTGGTGGCCAACACGTGGGTGAGGTACGCACATTTCTCGAGACGTATTGTGGGGAAAGTGACGATGAATGGCTGGTAACGATCGATGGGGTTAAATACCAGATCGTTGATATCGGAATGCGCATGTTGCAGCCGCATGAACTCTACAAAGCGCAGGGCTTCCCGGATGATTACGTTATTGATCAGGACTACCGTGGAAATCGCTATGCAAAAGATAAGCAGGTAGCCCGCTGCGGTAATGCGGTACCACCACCATTCGCCAGGGCGCTGGTGGAGGCAAATCTTCCGGAACTGTGTGCAGTGCAACAGCAGGAGGTGGCATGAAACTTGTGCTCCCGTTCCCTCCAAGCGTGAACTCGTACTGGCGCGCCCCTAATAAGGGGCCGCTGGCCGGTCGTCACCTCATTAGCGCTGATGGTCGTAAATACCAGAGCGCTGCCTGCGTGGCAATCATTGAGCAATTACGACGTCTCCCGAAGCCATCGACTGAACTGGCAGCGGTAGAAATCACTCTGTACCCGCCGGATGCGCGCCGCCGGGATATCGATAATTACAACAAAGCCCTGTTTGACGCGCTGACGCATGCGGGTGTCTGGGAAGACGACAGCCAGATTAAGCGCATGCTGGTGGAATGGGGACCGGGGAAAAGTTGAGATAACCATAACGGCATATAAAAAAGAGGTGGTTATATGTCCAGCTGTGGGTTGAATATTGGTCGTTATGGCAGTAATGTCGGAAAGTGCAAGCGAAAAGGGCGTGCAGGCCCTTCGCAACAATCAGAGTATGGAGAGAATATGAGCAATCATCATGTTATGGGCACTGCTACGCCCAAAAAAGACTCTTATCTTGTTGTTGATGGATGTTTAATCAACTCATTCGAACCAAATCTTTATAGTCTCAATGATATTCATAAGGCTTCAGGTGGGTCTGCGTCCAAAAAACCTGCGTTTTATCTCAGGACGCTAACTGCAAAAAGAATTCTAAATGCTCTCCCTGGTGAACGTTGGGAAAAGTTGCATGTTATTCGCGGTGGAGTCTTACAGGGTACTTTCGCCTCTCAGGAGTTGGTTTTTGCCTATGCCCTCTGGTTGAGCCCTGACTTTTATGTTCGCGTTCTGAGCAATCTCCATTTTATCAGCGATCTGCGCAACGGGGAGGCAAGATGAGTCAGCTACATCAGATCATCCCGATCACTCAGGGCAATATTGGCAACCACATAACCCCGATGGTCAGCGCTAAAAGGTTACATGCCTTTCTCGGCGTTGGGCGTGATTTCACCAACTGGATTAAAGGGCGTATCAGTCAGTATGGTTTTGCTGAAAATACTGATTATGTGGTTTACGCCAATTCTGGCGAGAACCCCCTCGGTGGACGCCCAACCGTTGATTACCTGATCACCATTGATATGGGTAAAGAACTGGCGATGGTGGAGAGAAACGAGAAGGGTCGTCAGGTTCGTCGTTATTTCATCACATGCGAACAACAAGCGAAAATGCGAGTTGGTACACCATCATTACCAAATTTCTCTGATCCGGCACAGGCTGCGAGAGCATGGGCTGATGAATTTGAAGCCAGGCAGCGCGCGGAAACAGTTACCCACCAGCAGGCCGAATATATCGAGCATCTCGAGAGTCTCTTCACTGACGGGCTTTCCCCTGTACAGTTCTGTAAGCGTTTGAATGGTGTGAATACCTCCAAGATCAGTGCCTGGCTTGTCTCTGCTAACTGGCTGTACGACGACAATCCCGAAGGCCGCAGTGCACAGTGGCGTGTTCGTTCGTATGCCCGCGACAAATACCTCACCGAGAAAAGCAGTAAAGTATCGCCAAACTCTGCGGTGAGCTTTACTACCTACCAGCCCGTCCTGCTGCGTGAAGGCGCTGTCTGGCTGTACAAAAACTACCTGAAGGGGAAGCTTCCGATGAAGGTCACCTGGAACGGTAGTTTTACCCACGATAAAGATTTAGCAGGGGGTCTCCAGTGAGAGTGACCCCTCCGCACCTTCAGCCTGTATTGTCCAGGGTTAAACGGTTTGTTGAAAAACAACCTGATGGGGCAACGCTCACCCATCTGACGCACAAAGTATCAGCATATAGCTCGTTGAGCCGGAAGGATAAAGAAAACCTGATCGATATCATCCGCGAAAACAGCCTGCTCTGCATTACTGATGACGGCAGGACAACAACCCTGCATCACCCTAAGTTTGGTCATAAATCCGTGGCGCCGGTTATTGCGTCGTCGAAGACATTGAAGGAAGCCACTATGAATAAGCCAACCGTGACCCCTGAAGAATTACGCAAGCAGGCTGAAGCCCTCATTCGTGCCGCTGAAGAAGCTGAAAAAAAGGCAGGTGACCGCGCTGAAATAAAAAAGCAACTCGATCCTCTGAAGCTTGAAATCCTCCAGGCTTATGGAATGGCAAGCCGTAAGTTTGATGAGTTTGTGGATGCTATGGCGGACATGGGGAAGGCCGTACAGAAATTTAAAGATCTGACGGTATAAGGGGTGGGCATTGAGAGCCTTACTTACCCCTGAAATGGTGCCACGCCTTGGCGTGGTGCTGTTCAAGCCAGGACGGGAGTTAATGCCCCTGTTTGCATCAGGTCGCGTGCTGGTTGAACGGGAGCCAGAAAACATGGCCCGGCTTCCGTCTGGTCGGATCCCCGATGCACAGCAACCGCTACTGGAGGATCCCAGCCTTCACACTTTCTTTACCGATGAACGGGTCATTACTGCTGCTGGTGGTATGTCCGGGCTTGAGTTCTGGCTTCGTCAGCGCATTAAAAAGTGTCAGTACCCTTTTTCTGATTACCATCATGCCGAGCTAACGACACTATGGCATCCGCCTGGCGCGTTGGTGGTGTGCTGGCACTGCGATAACAAATTGCGCGGGCAGACAACGGAAAGATTGCAGGCGCTTGCGCTGAACAATGTTGCCGAATGGATTATTGATACCGTACTGGCTGGGCTTGGCTACAACAAAGAGCGCTCCCTCTCTTTAGCCGAACTTTGCTGGTGGGCGGTTCAATCTGGTGTCGCCGATGCTGTCACCGAAGGAATGGCGCAGCGGGCACTACGGCTGCCAGACGAACCATTATTATCTGTTTACCGGGAAAGTGACATCGTACCTATGCCGCCGGCCACCAGCATTATGCAGGAAAAAGTCAGGCCGATTGAAACGTTACCAGCTCGGCGGTCAGACAGCCTGGATGTGGAAACCCAAAAGCCAATACTGACGTTAACCGTCGATCCGGAGTCTCCGGAGTCTTTCATGCTCAGGCCAAAACGTCGCCGCTGGATAAATGAGACGTACACCCGCTGGGTTAAAACACAACCCTGTGAGTGTTGCCGACGGCCAGCAGATGATCCGCACCATATCGTAGGGCACGGTATAGGGGGGACAGCAACAAAAGCCCATGACCTCTTCGTGATCCCTCTGTGCAGAGAGTGCCACGACGAGTTACACGCCGATGTACCGGCATTCGAGCAGAAGCATGGTACGCAGCTTGAGTTGCTACTGCGTTTTATGGATCGGGCGCTGGCGATCGGCGTAATTGCGAAAGCTTAAGCGTATGGAGAAGAACAGGATGACACCACATCAACGCCGCAATCATTTTGAAGCACTGGGTAAAGCAGCATCTGCTCCGCGTAAAAGCTGGCTGGGTAAAAGCATTCTTCTGACGGGGATCCAATCTGGATGGATTAAATCCCTGCTCACCACATGGGGCGAGGGTGTGGGAGGAAAAACTGCACCCCGTATGCCGCGGGGCCACGCCTGCTGGAATGTACTAAGAGGTCGTAACTGGTCAGATAAGGCACTGGACCGCTTCACTGCTGCGTTGAATCAGGCACGAGAAGAGGGATTCCGTGGGCAGCAGGCAATGAACAGGGCGCACAGCATTCTCTGGCCCCAGTCACCTGCCAGTGTAATTGACGAGGCCCTGCATAATGACGATGTCGATTTTGTTGAGCAATGCGTGCTACAGGCACTGGATATAAACGATCCTGTTTATGTTGTTGGTCTTCAGTATTACACCACTCGAAAAAAAATCTCAGACATCACCCGGGAACTACAGGTAATCGCGCCATGGCTGACTGATGGGGAGGCAAGAAAGCGCGTGCGCTGGTGCTTGGAAATATTCAGAGCGAAGACCTTTTTGGCAGCACGAAAACAGTTATCTGAATAAACGCACTGAACTCAATTTTAGCTATTAATGCTATTTTTTGATAATGGAGTTGAAAATGGGCCAGAAAATCAGATAATCCATTCATGCTTGGCAGAGCTGCGCCGCGATGGCAGCGACGAAAAGCGAACAATTTGAATATAACGAGAACCCCGCCAGCGCGGGGTTTTTGCTTTCCGGCGATACGACAGGGGTATTCGCGAGGTGCATTGCACCAGTACCCCTGTCATATCGTCGATCTAATCTTCCACAAATATAAAGCCTCGCAATTCTGCGGGGCTTTTTCATTTCAGGCTCACGGGAATCATCCACTACGTGCTTTGTTGATAAATCCAGCTAGTGAAGCCTGAACCTATTTCCCCTCATTTCTGAGAGGACTCACAGCAATAAAGAGGGGGCTAAATGTCCGATCCGATTTCCGGTACTGGGCTGGCTGGTGGTGTCCTGACGGGAGCCAGCGTCTATGGATTTCTGTCCGGAACCGATTATGGCGTGGTGTTTGGCGCATTTGCCGGGGCTGTATTTTACATTGCAACGGCTGCAGACCTTAGCGCAGCACGTCGGCTGGCGTATTTTGTCGTGTCTTACATCGCCGGGATCATCTGCTCTGGGCTGGTTGGTTCAAAGCTGGCTGACTGGACTGGTTACAGTGATAAGCCTCTGGATGCCATCGGTGCCGTAATCGTTTCGGCTTTAGCTGTCAAAATCCTGACGTTCCTGAACAACCAGGATGTCGGCTCGCTGGTGGCGCTGATAACGCGCCGGGGAGGTTCAGGTGGTACTAAATGACCCGTCGGCAACAATCAACGCGCTGCTTTGCGCTGGGGTAGTGCTGACCCTGATGTTTTACCGTCGCGGGGATTCTCGCCATCGACCGTGGATATCTCGCTTAGCGTGGCTGCTTACGGTCATCTACAGCGCAGTTCCGCTGGCATATCTGTGCGGTATCTACCCTTATTCATCGTGGGCCACTATCGGGGCCAACATTATTTTCCTGTCTGTGCTGGTCGCCGTCAGAGGCAACGTGGCACGCCTGGTAGATCATCTGAGGCAATAATGA